CCGAAAGGTTTAGGTTCGTGCCTAGCTTAAAGAGTTTTGTATCACCGCCAGCAAAGACCGTTACCGCCTCGTCCGGAGCAGCCGCAGCAGCAACCGAATTAAGCGTTTCTGAAGCCGCATTGCTCCACTCACTAGGCGAAGATAAAGGGCCATAACCTACCTGTTGGGGTATGACGTTCTTGGCATCAACCAGAGCACCTGCTACTCCTGGCTGATCCGGCAACCAATCACCAAAGTTAATTCTCATCGCTTAGCAAGCGTCATGGTTAGAGGAACACCGGAATACTGGCCTTCCTCGTCTGAACGCGTGAGAGCGGCAATAGCACGATCATAGAGCGCACCCCAGGTCTGTAGCCTGGGATCGTTCATAAGATAAGGTTCAGCCTCGCCTAACGCCCCGTAGAGGAGTGCATCCGGACAGGTCGTGATCCAGAGATTTGTCGGGGCCGCTGTAGATAAAAACGCAGGGGCCGCGTAGTAGAGGATCTTGATGTCGTAATTGCTGTCAGGAATTGGGGCAAGTTGAATCGTAGACCCAAGGATGGTGTAGAAAGCTGGTACACCACTTTGGTTCGTCCTACCGTTCCGAATAAAGATGCTCGGCGTTGCGAACGTAATAGGGAAGTCGGGGTCAGAGTCAACGTACACATCCCTTGCTTGCAAGAAGTCACTAGGGAGGTTAATTGTCGAGACTCCACCTGTCGCCGCAACCGATGTTTGCGTAAGCATTTCGCGCAAGCGAAGATCTCTGCGGAGTCGAATCTCTGCGAGTTGGATGAAGTCAGGGATCGCGGAAGTAAGATCATCTCGTGAGAGATAATTAGCTATCGTTGTCTGTAGATTGCCGTAACTGTTTAGGGCCATATTCGACATCGCTCCATCGGTATTCGTGCGTCCCGATGTGTCCTATTTCGAGGCTCAATTCGTGATCCACGAAAGTCTTAATCCCGTGGTCTAGGGCTTTCACGCAGAAATGCACATCTTCGCCAATTAGACCACCCGCCCCCCATACTACATCAAACCAAGGTTGCGGCATAGCCTCAAACACAGACTTATGGGTCAAGACAACCCCAAATCCTACAGCAGTCACCTCCTCAATACCCTTCTTGCCTCGACTCTCGATCTTCTCAAAGATCTCTTTGTCTTGGTGGAAGTTGATCGCTGTCGGCAAAACTGGTTTTCGTCTCGTGACCGCGTTGACCCCGACAATCTTTTCGCCGTGAGCTAATAGTCTTTCTAACGTATTCTTGGGAAACCTCATGTCTGAGTCCACCCAGAGGATGTACTCAGCACCATCCGCTAACGCTTCCTTGGCTAGAGACTCTCTCTGGCTGAATATGAGTGTTCCTGGCGCGGTGTACAAGAGGAATGACCCTCCTGTTAGCGCACATCTATTAGCCCCGTCATACGCAGCCAGTCGAGCCATATCGAAGGCCGTCCCCGTCATCATCGTGTCCCGACATGGAACACAAAAGGCTATCTTCATACTTTCCCTGGTCGAGTTCTGAAGTGTCTGTTTTCTGGGTCGTTCATCCACGCCCTGAATTTTTTCTCGTCTGCGACGGCAAAGCCTCGCATGATCCCTTGCCTGTTTAGATCGTCAACCACCGCGAAAGGTAGTTGCGCGTAACGTGTCCACTCACCCCAACGCTCACGCTCGTCTGTCGCGTTATAGAGTGCTTTGTTCTGCTCGACAATATCCGTGATGTCCTGAGTTCTCTCAAAAACATACTTATCGTCTGCAACGTGAAATTTAGTTTTGAGCATAAAAAAAGGGAGGTTGTTACGCCTCCCTCTTTTTTACCACAGTTTTTGTTACGCTGTCTTGAGGTCAGCCAGGATACCGTGGGCAGCCTCGTTACGCATCTCCATCGTGAACTCAGCAAGGATCTGAGTTTTCTCGGAGTCGCCAGTCTTGGCAAGCTCATTGGTCTGGAAGGGACGCAGATAGCCGATTGCTGCGTATTCCGGATCAAGGATAAACGCGTCACGGCTACGAACGAAACGATCTGGGACTACAGAGATCGAGCCGAAATCGCTTAGGTACACATCCGCTGCGCCGATGATGGTCGTCGGTGCGTCAGAAGGAGCCATGTAACGCTGTGCTGCGATACCAGCAAAGGCCGAAACGGTCTGCTTGAGTGCAGGGCCGACCACGAGGATCTTGGGGCTGCCGCCAGAGGTGTAAACCTGCTGGACGCCATCCTTGAGGATTGCCTCGGTGAAGGTACGAGTTGTACCGTCCGAACGTGTGCTCACACCGATTGTGGTGGGATTAGCACCGTCAGTCGTGTTGTAGTTCGAGTTGGTCTTGAGCCAAGACAACAACGAACCCATCTTGCGAGCCGTGGACGAGTTACCTGCGCTACGTCCTTGGTTAGCAGAAATGATCGTTTCCTGATCTCGCTTGAGTTCTTGCGAAGCCTTGGAAAGCTGATAAGCCTTCTCAGCGCGACGACCAGCAAGATCAACGGCCATCATCGTGCCTGACACCTGGATCGTCTTGGAAACGATCTGCGTGTAGTTACCGAGACGGGTCGTTGGGCTGATGGTTGCCGCTGTAGCGTCGTCACCTTCAACCTGTGCGTTGTTGGTGGTTGCTGCTGCCAGGGTATCCGTCTGCCACTCGTGGTAGACAGCCGTTGCTTTGGTGCGAGCAAGCGACGAAAGGATAGGTGTTTCGGTCGGGGAGATGTTGTAAATAACATCGGTTAGATCCTCACGCTGGCCGATAGCGGTGAAGGTCTGAAAGGTACCTGAAGGAACTGACATGATTACTCCAAATTACAAGAATCGTTCAAAAACCCTTGCTGCGTCCTGCCGACTACCTGTCTTTTTAAGACGCGCAAAGTCCTGTTTTGCTGCTTCTGACTGAATGGTCTTACCTGTTGCAGTCCCAGGCTTTAGCAACTTCGGAGCCTCCGTAACCTTTTTGGTTACCCCAGGCTTACTCTGCTGCAACTTCTGATACTGCGCGGCCATCCATAACGTCACCACGGCACGAGAGTCAGTCGCACTTGCAAGTTCCGCATCCGAATAACCAATGCTCTTTGCAAACGCTCGCAAATCACTACGGACTTTCTCACCCTTCTTCGGATCGGCGTAGTCTGGGATTGCACTTGCAACCTTCTGCGCCTCTTCCGCGATGCGCCTCTCCATGTGAACCTCTTGCTCGGCTTGTTGCTCTCTGGCAATGCGTTGCTGCTCGGCTCTTAACTGCTGGAGTTGCTTCTCTTGGCGAGTCATTTCCGCGACCTTCACCGCATAAGCTATCGGGTCGGTCTCTTTCAAACTCTCAATATCCTCACCTTGCATCTGCTGGCTTAGGAATTGATCCATCACCTTCAGTCGCTCGGCGTAGGCATCTCGTGCCTGCTTTGCTTGCTCGACAGCGGCTTTTTCTGCCTCGACTGCTTTACGCTGTTCTGCAAGCGCGTTAGTTTTCTTATGGTAATCAGTGCCCTTTTGGTAGCCTTCGATCAACTCTTGGAGGGTCACCTCGCGTTCTTCACCTGCGGCTTTCACCACAAAACGCTGTTCCTCCTCTTGAGCCTCCTCTTGGACTTCCTCAGACTCAGATTCACTGACAGCAAGTTCTTGTTCTTCTGACTGGGGTTCTGGTTGCTCCGCTGGAGTCCCACCACCATCCATCATCCCAAGAAACGCATTTGCTGCCTGTCCCACTGTCAAGCTAGTCCCTTGCGGGTTGCTGCTTTCCATAAACTAACCTCTACTTAAAAAGTTTGAATCGTCTCTTGTTCATCTCGCCTTCGGCGGCAACGGACTCAAGACGCGCTTTCACACGACGCACTGCACTAATCATGAGATATGAGTCCTCACGAAGCTCAATGTCGTCCTGATGACTATTGATAATACGCTCGATGTTGTCTTTTTCCAACTCAGCGAAGATTTCATTCAAAAACTCATCGCCAAGTAAAGCCTTTGCTCGCTCCCAACGTTGCGTCATAAAAGTCCTTTAGCCTTCTTTTTAGGGATTCGTGACTCGTTAAGAGCCTCTAAGAAATCTTCACCGTACTTATTAACAGCCTTCTTGCGAATGACGTATTCGCCGACCTGTAGGCTTGCATAACCATCGTCAGGGCTATCAGGCTTTGGCCCAAGTAGACCTTTGACTTTCCCGCCTTTCTCATAAGCAATCTTATCTGGCGTGATCTTGCCGCCCATGTAGCTTGCTTGTCTGATGTCATTAGCAGGAATTACTTCGCCGCCATAGCTTTCACCTGTTTGGCTTTCGTAAGCCTTCTGTAGCGCAGTCTTGTCAAATATCCCAGGCGTAAACACTGGCTTGGTTCCGGTAGCAGCAGGGATTCCAAACTCTAAAGACTGAGGGAGCAAACGTGTATATCCCGCTGCCCCTGACTTGAACATATAGGGTGCTTGTTGTGTTGGGCCAGCACCGTAGAAGAAGTCGGTAGTCGGTGTTGCAAGACGAGTATTCCCGCCGCCTACAGTGAACTGCGAGAAGTTAGCAGTCGGAACCTGAACGCCACTTAATGCCGCGTCAATCACGCTTGCAGGCACATTCTGCGACATCGCGTACTGCCTGACCATCTGCGCGGTAGCAGACGGGTTGTCTCGAAAGAGATTCTGTATGTACGGAATCATCTCCGCGCTGGTGTACGCAGACAATGGTTTCGGGCCTGTAGTCGTGGTTGTTGTAGGTGTGGTTGTAGGTGTGGTTGTAGGTGTGGTTGTTGTTGTGGTTGGCGGTGTCGTTACCGGAGCAGTGGGAAACGTAAGAGAGGCAATCAACGCAGGAATCTGGCTTGCAGGAACACCCTGTTCTGCTGCGAACGTCTGGAACTGAGCAGGCGTAACGTAAGCCCCAGATGCTTGTTGCTGCGCGATGATGTTCTGTGCGTAAGGAACCATCTCCGCTAGCGTGTAGTCAGCCATTGTTTTGGCAACAATGTTTCCAGAAGCATCTAGCTTCTGCCAGGGCTCTAAAGTCGGTGTAGCCACGGGTGTACTAACTGGTTGCGTGATGGTGTTAATCACCTCTTGCACCGTTGGAGTCGTTACAGGAGGCTCAACTACAGGAGGTTGAGCGACAACCGGAGGTTCGTAAACCGGAGGGGCGACTACCGGAGGAGGCTCGTATACAGGAGGCGGCTCATAAACCGGAGGAGGCTCATAAACCGGAGGGGGTTCGTATACAGGCTCAGGTGTTCCAGGCTCAGGTGTAGGAGAAGCGGCAAAAACATCCGACACGGCAGTCCTAGCCACGTCAGGACTAAAACCTAACATATTTGTTAGGCCAAAGTACAAAAGAGTATCGGGGTTTGTGTTGGAGATCAGACCTTGATTGAGAAGGTACTGAATGTCTGCGCTGTTAGGGTTTGAGAAGTACTGATCGACAAACGCCCTAAGCTGATCGGTTGTATATCCGTTGTATGTAGCCATGATTTACCCTGGTATCTCGACGTTGCCAGTAATACCCGCCCCGACTTTCATCGCCTTCATCTGCGCTTCTGCCTCGAACTCCATACGCTTGAGTTCTAGCTCGGCTAAAGCCTTTTCTCTAGCAAGCTGAATGTCGGCCATAGCTTTCTGACGCTTGATCTCGATGTCTGCTTGAGCTTGAGCCATCATCATTTGAATAGCAGGATCTGGGCCTTGTTGTTGTTGAGGTTGTGCAAGTGCAGCATCAACTTCTGGGCCTACAGGCTTGAAGAACTCTGCTGAATCTGGGAACCCTGCTGCCTCAATCAACTTCCCTAATACTGATCTGTACTGCGAGACGCTCACCAAAGGATTGTTCGGGCCGTACGCTTGAATGATCTGCTCTTGCTTGGACAGAACCATTGAGAGCATTGCCATCTTTTGCTCCATGCTCCCAGTGCCAAGTCCGACATTCACTGACACATCGTACTGGTTCGACCACTCTCTTGGGTCGTACTGGACGTACTGCCCACGCATCCGAATCAAAACTGCTTTGTCCTGGTACTTGCATAAAAGATGTAATAACCCTTTGAATAAGTCTTTTACGCCTGTTTCTGCAAAGATCCTAGCGATGAGTTCTATCTTGCCTTGTGAGGCTTGCGTAAGGGCTGCTATGGCCGCAGCAGTCACGTTCTGCAGGATGTTAGGGTCAAGACCTTGAGAGGCTTCTGTAACGCCTGTGCGTTTAGCCTGAACCTGATCGAGGTACTCTAAAAGAGGGAAGGCTTGCTGACCAACAGGAGGTGTCGTAATCGGAACCAATGCGGCAGGGTTCTTCATCCTAACCACACCACCAGGAGTAACGCTTAAGAGGTCATCGAGGTTGACCTGACCTTCGACAGCACCCATACGGGTATTGTTTTGCAGGTACAGGTTATCAAGCATCTGCCTCGTTACAGTCGTCTTGATAAGCTGGAGATCAACTGTACGATCAGCAGGACAATCCCCAAAAAACCTGTGAGGAATCGGAATAGGACAGATGGTGTAAAACGGCACATAGTCGGTTTCCTCGTTACTTAGGATTTCGTTCCCCGAAAAATGCACCCGTCTTAGTTCTGCGATCCCATCCCCGTCGTAGTCAGTCTTTAGGTAGCACTCGAACACCTCAACCGTCTGCATGGATTTGTCGAGACTTGGCTCCATGTAAGGTTGCTCGTCACGGTTATATCGAGCAATGTACTCAGCAGAGAACTCAAGGTCGTTGTAAACCGGAAGGTTCATCACGATTTCAGGATCAAATCCCATTGAAACAAGATCCGACCTTGTGATGAGTTTTCGATGCGCGACAAACGGTGTGTCTCGAACAGTCTTTCCTGCTTTGGAAATCAAGAACTCTTCGGGAGGTACGTTCTCAACCTTGATTCTTCCTGCCTTTGTCTTGCGCATGAGCGCGACGTTATGAACGCGCATGACTTGGCCGTCCATGTCTTGCTCAACCGTCTCCTGCGCTGCGATCTCCATCGTCCCGTCAGACATAAGCATGGCTAGCTCATCGTCTGTCAGGTTTGCGTACTGTTCCTTAGTGACTGAAATTGAGTCGTCCCAGTAGGCTTTGATAACGCCGACCTTCTGAAGGATTGCGTCCTTGAACCAGTCGTGCATGATCGAGATACCTGGATTCTGCTTCATCAGCACCCAGTTGCAATATTCAGTGGCTTGCATTGCCATAGGCTCATCACCTGGGCCTACAGGCTCAAACACGCCGATCTCATCAGCAGAGGTAAACAAACGCATGAGAGGCGGAAGCATCCCGTCGATAGCTTCTGCGACCTCACCGGTTACGATCTGGCTGCGACCCTCTACCTCATTACCATAGGGATCGCGCATATAGGCCGTAAGCGCGTTCTTACGTTGCTCGACCGTCTCGGTCTCCAAGAAACCTATCGCGTTATCAATCTCACCTTGGAGAATCGCCTTTAATCGTCCGTCATCCATTTAGACCACCCAAGATACGTTAGGTTTCAGCGGCTTAGACCAACTCGTTGTTTCTGACATGCCAACCGCAAGATACCGAAATGCGTCAGAAGCATGAGATGCCCAATCGTGAAGAGGCTTATCCCAGTAAACTTGACGCTTATCGTCGTATTGTCGCCGATAATTCCTTAGCGCGTCCACTCCACGCTTAGTCTTGGAGTCGAACCAACAATAAGGAATCAGCCTTCTTACGGCCTGTATCCCATCGTCAACACCCATTCTCGGAACAATCGTAATGTTTAGCCCTGCTTCTTGCAGGAGTTCTAACCTCGATCTTCCTGAGCCTAACTCTCTGACTTGCACATCGTGAGGCAATAACTGCTCGGCTAGTTCGTAATGATTTGTTCTCAGCCAGTTGACATACCAATCGAGCCCCTGACCATGGTTCTCCACAAAGTCAATGAGCCGTGTCTCTAATCCAACTCTTTGACAGACCCAGATAGCAGTGGAGTCGCCTATCCCTAGATCCCATGCTGCGTAAGTCTTGGCTATGCCATCTACAGGGATGTCATGGAACCTTTCAGACGGTAGCTCATTGAGAAGCTGCCCGTAGTAAGCACCTTCAATAGCTGAGTCGAAGGAACACTCAAACTCTTGTAGGTACTTGTCGTCTCCCATCTCTGATCGAGCGGCATCGAGTTCAGTTTGAGGGATAAGACCTGTCTCTGACGCTCTGAACTCGAGCATGGCCCAATCGTTATGCTCTGCTGCATGGTCTCTTAAGGTCTTGAAGTGATTTGCGCCTTTTGGGGTTCCAAGGAAGAGAGCCCATCCCATCCTATCCGACAAGGCGGGACGAACCACCTCCGACCAGATACGCGGGTCTTGATCGCCAAATTCGTCGAATACAACGCCATCGAAATACTGTCCTCGCAGAGAGTCTGGGTTATCAGATCCCGCAAGCTGAATCCTCCTGCCCCAGAAATCAACCCGTAGCTCCGCAATATTCGCAGTGGCGTTGAGGGGTTGGGTAAATTTGAGGAGGTAATCCCAGATAACTCGCTTGGTCTGGGAATAGGTAGGCCCGATGTAAGCATATCGGGGAGCCTCGCGGTTGTTTTGTATTGCCTCGCGTATAAGGTGATTAACCGCGGAGACTGACTTTCCTAATCTTCTATGAGCTACTACAACAGCAAAACGCTTCTCTCCTAACGCGTCATGAATCCTTAGCTGTTGAGGCCTTGGCGCATAAGGAATAATTATTCTGGTTGCGCCCATGAGATCTGCATCGCAACTGGTTGACCATTCTCTCCTGTTATCTCGTGCTTAACGCTCTCATGCCATTTAGCCCTTGTCTTTAACCAAAAGATCATCGCCGTGGTGTTTCCAGACATGGCTTGTTGATAAAGGCTTTTCGCTACCGCTGCGTTGGCATCCACGCGACCGTCATCAAGCTCCTTCTTGTAATACTTGACAAGCGTATCCGCGCTTAACTCTACCTTTGCGGCAATATCCTCGTGACGAACGCCAACCGCGGCTAGCCCTCTGACTAGCTTTCTGTTCTCATCCGTTGGTTCATGCAACACGCCCTGCATATTTTTAACTCCGAATGTTAGTGCTCACTAACTAATTCTGCCTTCTTGCCGGTGAATTCTTCCCATCGCTTGACGATGACATCGCAGTATTTTGGGTCTAGTTCCATCAGATATGCAACTCGACCATTCTTTTCTGCTGCTACTAAAGTAGTGCCTGAGCCTCCAAAGCTATCTAAAACAATGTCGCCGCCTTTGGTGTTATTAAGCATTTGGTATTCAAACAACGCGACAGGCTTCATCGTTGGATGCTCGCCGTTTCGACTAGGCTTATCAAACTCTAAGATAGTCGTTTGCTTTCTATCTGCCGCCCAAAGGTGTCCAGCACCTTCTTTCCATCCGTACAAACAAGGCTCGTGCTTCCAGTGGTAATCACTTCGCCCAATTGCAAACACGCTTTTTTTCCAAATCAAGCATTGCCTAACAGACCATCCAGCGTCTTTAGCGGCTCCGCGGAAGTTGTATCCCTCTGAATCCGCGTGCCAAATATAAAAAACGGCTCCTGATTTCATCACCGCGTCCGCTGCCGTATAAGCGTCACGCAGAAACTGTCGGAAATGTTCATCGCTCATAGCGTCATTTGCAATTCCAAAACTTGATTTATCTTTTCGAGCCTTTCCAGCTTTTTCTAGCATTTGATTTTTTGCCGTCATGTCTACGTTATAAGGAGGGTCCGTTAACCACATATCAACTTGCCGACCATTGCACAGCTTTTCTAAATGGTCGATGCTCGTACTATCGCCGCACATAAGCCTATGCTTGCCTAATATCCAAATGTCCCCAGGCTTCGTAATAGGCTCCGGTGGAGGCTCAGGAACAGCGTCCTCGTCCGTCAATCCCTCTGTTGGCTCGAGCGCATTTAAGAGACCGTCTAGCTCCTCTACGGAGAACCCAAGCATCTCGAGGTCAACGTCCTCTGCTTTTAGCTCGATCAACTCTAGCTTAAGTAAGTCGTTATCCCACCCTGCGTTTAGCGCAAGCCTGTTATCAGCAAGTACATACGCCTTACGTTGAGTGTCGCTTAAATGAGACAGTCTGATAACAGGAACTTCTGCTAACCCTAGCTTTCTCGCCGCGGCAAGCCTTCCGTGGCCGGCAATGATTGAGTAATCGTCAGAGATGAGGATTGGATTGTTAAACCCAAACTCTTTTATGGAAGCCGCAATCTGCGAGACCTGCGCTTCGTCATGTGTTCTTGCGTTCCTTGCGTAAGGAATGAGCTTTTCTATCGAAACTTTTTCTACTTGACTCACCGTATTCTCCGTTGGAGGTCATCGGTTCTTGTTCCTCGCCGAGATAGCCTTAGCCTTTGCCTTTGCATCAGCCTTAGAACTTGCTCCCCACGCCTTTAGGCTCAAGAGCAGCCTGGTAGGGCTTCCATCAGGTTTTCTCTCTGGGCCTGGCATGTTGCCCATTCGCGCAAGAAAAGACGCTCTACGCGGGTTATCTCCTGACTTAACAGGAGCCTTTAAATCTGAACCAGGATTCTCACGCTCGTAAGACTTCCGGCCTTTCTCGTTGAGCCCACCTTTGGCGTTCTTGCCTTCTTTTCTTGTCCAGGCTGCGGTCATTTCTTCTTTTTCACACCAGCTTCAGAAAGCGCAATCGCACGAGCCTGGGCGGGACTTTTTACAATCGGGCCACCTTTGCCTGAATGTAGCTTGCCAGCCTTGAACTCGTTGTAAACCTTACTGATCTTTTTCTCAGCTTTGGTCTTTTTCATTTCTTCCTCGCTGCTCTCATGTTATCCACAAGATTAGGGTAGGGTCTACCAGCAGATGCGGCCATAGCCTTAGCGGACTTCTTCTCAGACTTGGAAAGAGGTTCACTCTTCCCCAGCTTCTTCGGTCTCGCCTTCTCCCATATCGCCTTCTTCATAGCCTTCCTCGTCGGTTATTGGCCCACCTGTAACCCATGCTGCACAAGTCCTAAGCGCAGCGCACTTAAAGTCAAAGATCTCGCAGAAACCAAGATCGCCAGCGTCAACCGCTGACCAATCATCTTCCTCGCCTAGACCTTCCTCAATACAGTCAAGCATAGACTGCTTCTGATTAAAGGCAGCGCAGTTACCGCAACGAGACTTTTTTGCTTGCTCGCCGGATACACGCCACTTAGAGCCCATGTCACGCCAGTATTGACTGTTAGGCTCGTTAGGATTAAGTGGCCCGTACTGAGCCTTGTCTATGGCCTTCTGACGGTTTTTAAGGTTAACCTCGATGTCTTGTGTAGCTATTGGACACTCGGAGTCTTTTTCCTCGTCCTCGCCTTTAACGACAATCATGACTTTAGGGGAAAGCAAGCCCTTCATTTCTTTTCCTTAGGTTGTAAAGGAATACCTACTTTCCTGTCGTAACGGATAGGCACAGGAGGCACTTTCATTCGGTAGGGAGACGGTAATGCTTTGCCATCCCTGGTTCGTTTTTCCACAGCCATGCTGCTGCCTCCTTGATGTTCTTAGAGTCGTCCCTACCCACGGTTTGACTGCCCGCGTGGTGAACGTAACTCCTTGAAACAAAATGCTTAAAGTCACATACCGTTAGTGTATGACAAAACACGTTATCTGAAAACCAGTTGATCGGCGGAAACCTGACTGCCTGGAAGGCTTCCTTGGTTACGTAAGCAAAGATAGGCGCAATCACACTCGTCTCTTTGATCGTCTGTTCTTCGGCCCATTTCATCCCGTTTCTTGCACCACCCTCGAACCGGATGTTCTGGGCTTCCAGGATATTGTCAGACCTCGCCCCTAAAACACCGATCTTATGCCCTGCTTTCTCAAGATGGTTGGCATCCTGAAGTAAAAGTCTGTAGGAGTCTGGCGTTAAACAGATGTCGTCGTTGGCAATGATGACTGCATCGTGGTACTGGAATGCGTCGTCCATGATCCGGTTGTAGGCATCACCAAAATTACCCGACGAGTTGAGTACCCACTTGTAAATTCGCTCGTCCATTGTCTCGGCCCGACTCGACAGATATATCGGCGCATCTTTGGCGTATAGACGGATGCTCGACAACGTGATTTCAAGACTTGGACTCCCTACCGTACAAATGAGTATCGGAACTTTTTTCATACTCCGCCATCCTATGGTGGGCTACCACCTGAAAGTATTTGTTATCCAT